ATAGATTTTAGTGCGGACATTGGCGTCATACTGAGTGACGGATCGATAAAGAAGAGGAACAGAACGGAGAAACCAAATAAGGTGCATGATCATATTAGCGATAGAATTAAGGATAGCGGTGAGTACCCAGCCAGATGGCATGCCTTTGTATTTACGAAAGAGAAAGGAATCGACAAGAAGATATGCATGCACAGCAGCATAAGCAAGATTTAAACGAGCAAGATCATGAGCAGGCAGCCAGTGCGGGTCATTTTTGCGGTACCAGCGATTGATGGAATCGATGGCCCAAAACATTATGTAAGCAGCAAGATTTTTGTCCCAATTGGGAGCATCGGCGTCGATGCCGGTGTCAGAGATGGAAAGTAAGTCATTAACAAGTTGGGTCCATTCAAAGGACTCAGGATTGATCCCTACTGAACAGAAATGTTGTCCAGTGGTCTCATGCAACATAGCAATAAACGCGCCAAAATAAGCGCGACAGGCGATAGTGTATTCAACGGGTGGAACTTCAAAAACACGAGCGAGTTTGGTTGTAGCAATCAACTCGTCTTTAAGAGAGACCATCCAGATGGTTTCATGGTTTGTTGTTTGCCATGAATCGATGTATTTGGAACATTTTTCACGAAAGAATGAATCGGTAAATATGACGTGGCCGTCTTCATACTTCATAAAAGAAGCTTTATTTTTGCAGTGGAGAACGTGTGGATAGCCAGCAGATGTTGAAAGATTAAGTCGGTCCATACCACCATAGGTGGTAACAGCTTCGTCGATAGTGAGGACTTTAGCTGTGCGAGGCGCGTATTTAGAATCAAGATAACGGAGAATCTCAGGTTTGAGTTCATCAACATTTGTCTTCAATTCAGAACCGAACATACAAGCTCCAATAAGGAGGGGGTCCATGCCTTCATGTTGATCTTTATTAGAAGGATGACCAATATGATCAGAAAGAATAGCAGCAAGTGGGGTTGGAACAAAAGCAGTGTTGCGAGCAGTGTAGTGGGGAAGATCAACTTCACCACACACTTCAATAGAAAAATTTTGCGAGGAAATTGCTTCAGAACGTGAAGTGACTTTAAAGGTAACAGGATGATTGACAAGTTCGACTGGAGCTTGTTTGCGAAAGCGATCTAGCATTTCTTGTGTAATAGTAACAGCACCACCGAACGCATTGTTGCGGTGGCCAAGAATGTGGATGCCAATGACTTTGCCATGAGTGAGTTTAGGATTATGAATGATAACAGGTGAACCACAATCACCAGCACAAGTGCTGGCGACATAGGTCACGCCACGATGGACATAGAGTGGAGAATTTTCCATATGGCGATATTCAAGTACGGAACGGATATTTTTGGTGGAAAAAGTACGAACGAAGTTGGTGGGAACTCCGCCGACCAGGGTGCGACCGACCATACTAGCTTGACTATCTTCAAGAACGTAAGCAAGCTCAGATTCAGTTAGAAAGTGATTAGAGCAATTGCGAAGCATCGGAAGAGTAGACTTACCAGTGTTGAATATCATGGCATCAATGTTGGAAGTGCCAGAAGCAGAAGTAAAGATGGTAAAACGAGAGAGATCAAAAACAAAACGATGTTGAATGGATTTGTAAACGAGAACGAGTTCATACTTGGTGGAATCAGTATTTTTTATCATAGAGCCATTTGGGCCAATGAGGAGATGTTTGGGCATTAGAACTTCAGTCTCACCGACTGGAATAGCGTTAACGAAATTAACAACACTAACAGTTGGAACAAAAAAAGAAGAAGAATCATGTTTAGTAAGCGTGACGGATATCATATTGGAAAGGAGTTGTTCTCCAATAACGATAGCGTTGGGATCATTACCTCCTTGTGAAAAGAGGTTTTGAACGTCAGCAGCAGATACATCATGTTCAAAGTTGAATTTTTTGTAGGCTTGACGAAGTTCTTCATCGGTTTGATAGAAAGGGGACTTTTTGATTTTAGAATGTTCACGGAAATTAGGAATATCAGCTTCAGTAACTAAGTTGGGTTTACGAGCGGTGCGATCTTTCTCAGTACGAGATTCAGTAACAATAGGAGATTTGCGATGAGTCCTATGTTTCTCAGTACGAGATTCAGTGGATAATTCCATAATTTCTTCGATGATAGGAAGAAGTTCGGTATTGATCATCTCATGGAGAGGATGACCAGTTTTAACCATGTTAAGTTGACGGAAGATGTCTTGAAGCATGTAAAATTCGTTGGTAAATTTACTTCGGTAATTTTCAACGGCAACTTTCTCAAGAGGAGTAAGTTTCTTATGGCCGGGTTCATTACAAAGATCGATGGCGGCTTTGATGTAGATGGAATACTCATGTTCTAATGCGGGTTTCTGTTGATTAAAGTAATACAGAAGGCCAAAAGTGAGACCAAGGCCAGTTGCAAAAGCAGCAGCAGCAAGAGCATAAGCAGGATTAAACCAGCGGCGTAGACAGAGTGGGAGAGTAGGCAGAATGGAACCACGAATCTCACCAAGATGTTTTATTTTACGATCACGCATGTAAGCGTCTTCATCAGTAGAAGAAGAAAAAGTGACATTCTCATCGTCTTTGTTGAAATGGACAGATGGAACACCAGTTTGCGATTCAAGGGTGTCTGTAAGATTACGAAGGCTATCAAGAAGAGTTGGAGCGGGTGGAGTGTCT